TCTGCCACAGCATCCTCCTTCAACGGGAAGGGTGAAAAACGCCAACGAAGGGCGTCATCACTCAAAGAGAACGCATGGACCAAGAGACCTACCGTCTCGGAATCATCAGTCCAGTTCGTCGAGTTAATACAGTACCGTACTGCCTCACGAACGCGTTCCTCCGCCGAAAAAGGGTGCTGCCACTTCCAAGCAGCAATCTCGCACGCTGAAGCTTCCTGAACTTCCTCAGTCGCATACTCCTCAGGGACCTCCACAACAAGGTCTGAGGGAACGGTCACATTATGCGGATGAGGGGGGGAAGGAGGCGTAGCAGAGATCCGACGAAGGGAATCCAACCCAAACTTCTCGGCCAGTCGAAACGCAAGTCGGCCACGAAAACCCAAACTGGGCAGCGAATATGAGGTATTCTTCATCTCCTGGAGATGATGCTGAAAGAATACCATACCCGCTGAATATGGATGATGGTGTCCCGCGACAAACTGCGAAAACTGTCGACCAAGGGAATGGGGGAACTCCGCACGACGCAGCATACCGAAGCGCAACGTAGGAACGACTAGTAACACTGAGTAGCGATCGCTTGAATCTGCCCATTCGACCAGGGTAGAATTCAACGTGCCATACTCAAGACTAATCGACGTCTTGCTCCGCTCTACTTCCAACCCTAACCCCTTCACAACACTCATCCAGTTACGGGCCTCCGCCTCAGTCGATTGGAAAAGGATATCGTCACCGTTTATTCGGACCGGCGGTAACTCAAACCATTTCTTCTCACGGAATGCCCAACGAAAGGCGAGATAGTTCTGAAGACACAAAAAGGGGAAAGACAGGAAGGAGCCCATCATCTGACCTTTAAGCGGCTGAACCACCTCCTTGACAATTCGCTGGCAAAGGGGGGAGGCATCATCCTCAAGGAATGATATGAGAGGGCGACAAGCCACAAGGGCAAAGGCAGCAATGCATGGCGGAACGCTCATGGCGTTCTTCATCATTGCGCGCAATGCGGTTTCCATAACCTCGATCGGAAGGTTATCGGTTGCGGACTTATAGTCACCGGAGATTAGGGGGAGGGAAGGATCGTCGAAGTCGGTGAGCTTAGAATCGCTCAGGTCCCCACGCAGCAGCCACTTCTTCTTTGACAAATGGTCGTAAATCGTCTTGTGTAGCGGACGAAGAAACAACCCAGCGGCTGAGAACTTTGTGAGGGGCCGGGGTTTACCGGCGGACTGAACGAGAATGGCGTCAGCTCCCAACGAGTCCATGGACACAAATTCGGCACGTCCGTGTAGAACAACTTCGAGATAATCAGCTTGCCCAAGCTGAAAATTCTCGTTGCTCTGCAGTGCAGACAAAGTGCCGCCCATGTGTCGTTTTGATTCTTGACAGGACTTGATGGGAGGAGAGGTTCGACGGCAATAACCTTCGTATCGAGAGTCCCAGCCTTTCTTGAAAAGGGCTAAGGTCCGTTTCTCTACGAAGCGTAGGTAATGCCGGGGGAGGGGAGGGGGGGGAGTCTTTAGGGACTCAGCAAGGTCGTCCAGGAGAGAGCCTGACATGCAGGCGCAGGAATCCGGAAGTGCCTTCTTGATCGACTGAAACGCCATAACAGCACGAATGTTGTTTGACGGACAGTTAGCCAAAAACTTCTTCGTAAAGTTGGCTAGTTCTGAACAAGAGACATCCGGAGGCGGATTGAAGAGGGGTCGTTTCTGACCCAGGGTGACTTTGGAGAAAATGGACGACCAAGACGCAAGGAGGGAACGGACAGCATTTATTGTCCGTGAGATGGAGGCGCGGCACGCCTTTTGTTGGCGCCGCGATTTGGGTACCCTCAATGGATAACAAAACTCACAGAGAAGTGAGGGAGCCATGCTACAGTAGTAGCAGAGGGCGGGGTCCGGTCCGGGCTCATCCACGAGGTGTTCGAGGAGTGAATGAAGGGGATCGGGGTTCTCTGTAGTTGTGACCATCATAACTTAAGGGAGGGTGGGTGGTAGAGACTAAGATTTACGTGAGGTATCAGTGTACCATGTCTCACGTCGGTCAGTCTGAAGACCAACAGGTTGCAGAGGATGTATACTCCCGCTTAGTAAGGGATAAGTTATAATGATAACAAATCTCGAACTATCGGTTTCTCATGACGTATATCAGTCCAATGGCCCGCGAGGAAGAGGAAGTTGACTCCGTCCGCAATGACTTAAAACTAACCGAAGCTAGCCGGCATAACGGCACGAAGATAGAAATGACCTTTCGAGAAGAATGGCGGTTTGTTAAACTTGAGTTTCGGTTTAACGCACACTACCATAGATCCGATCAGTCATAACCCCTGGGGGGCGAGGTAAAAGTCCCCCCTTCCTTACTTTGAGCTCCACAGAAGAGCATAAACTCAAAACGCAACCACAAGCACCGCGACAATCCGAAAGGAAAGCGGCAATGCAAATGGAGAGCTAAAGTCTGCTTCGGCGGAAAACACGACGTCCTGCCCCTACCAGAGGGCACGTCGGGTTTTTC